AGAAAAATAAGGCGCACGCACGCATGAGCAATGCGTTAACCGTCAAGCACGATAACTTGCAATTCACGATCCGACCGCGACCGAAGTTTAATTATATTAAGTACCCTGACCTTGGCATTGGTACATCAAAACGTAAAGATCCAAAGCACTTTATGAATAGCGGATTAATAGCTGTTCGGGGAAGAATATCGGCAGATTTGAACGCGGCAGTAGATAACGAAATTAATAAGCTAATAGGAGGTTGATTTACTTGTCAGTAACTATCGAAGAGTTTGACAGCACACGTGTCACTAATCTTGGCATTAAATTTAAAGGTGAATCGCAAGGTAACGTCTTTGGCTGCCTTGGAGAAATTGAAGGTGAGACGGAGCTTCTTACGCTCGTAAAGAAGTGTGAAGGTGTGACAACAAAGAGCAAGTCAACGCCACAAAAAATGAACTTGACATTAAATGCTCATGTGAAGCTCGCGCCTTATCGAAAATTGTTTGGTCTTTCAAATACAGGTCTAAAGCCTGGCGTTTATGCCTATGGTTCGGATTCAGAAAGCTTACCATTTGTATTAACAGCGGATGCAATTGATGAATTTGAAAACCTTACAAAGAAAATGGCTTGGCCAAACTGTTCGTCGGACACTGGATTACTCTTGCATGTCGAAAATGGACAGGATGAAGTGGCAGAACTGGAACTGAAATTTTCGGCTATGGTTGATGATTTTAAGAAATGTTATTATGAAGCGCTTGTTGATGAACTTCAGGATCCATCCATTGCAACACAATGGAGCGAGTCTTTTGGTTATGATCTTGTGGCTCAAGGTGCGACCATTGCTGTGACTGGTGTTTCTGTTGCTCCAGAGACTGTGAGCTTAGTTATCGGCGGGACAGCTTCTCTTGTCGCTGCTGTTGCGCCGTCTGACGTATCGAATAAGCTTGTTGATTGGATAAGTTCGGACCCTGCTATTGTCACTGTTAATAGTTCAGGTGTTGTAACGGCTGTATCTGCAGGAACGGTGACAATTACAGCTAAATCACAGGCTGATGCGACAAAACTTGGAACATCTGAAGTTACTGTTACAGCTGCATAAGGGGTGAATAATGATGTTTCAAATTGAGTTTAGAGATGAAACGGTCAAAGATGCTGACGAAAACGTTAGCGCTTTGACCCTTTTTAAATTACAAAAAGAAGGCATCGTTGACGGTACTTTCCTTCAAGGCTTTCTTCCTAAAAAAAATAAGGAAGATATGGATCTTGATCCAATTTCCATTTTGCAAGCCGTATACGCTGCTTATCGTCAAGCAAACCCAAAGGAATTCATGTCTTATAATGATTTTCTTGAAAATTATGATCTTGATATTGAAGTTGGAATGCCAATTTATTATTCAGTTATTTCTAAGAAGGCTAAGAAAAAGTTCCAACAGAATTTCATGAAAAAAGCGGTAGGCGGTAAGGGAAAAAACTAAGGGTGCCGGAGATCGTGGTTGAAAACGTAGAGGACTTATATGCCCTCTACGTTTTTATTTTTGATATTGAACCACACGATTTCTGGCATTTGCCTTTATCGACGGTGCAATTAATAGCAGAAAATCGATCAGCAATTGATGCGTGGCGGACGGCTGAGGAAGAAAGGCAGGCGAAGAAAAATGGCAAATGATGATCCTAAAGTGACGTTTAAAGTATTTAACCAAGAATTTAATAAAGGAATCAGTGAAATGAATGCTGAAGGAAAGAAACTTCGGCAGGAATTGAAGCTACAGCAAGAGCAACTGAAGCTAACTGGTAGTGAATCAGATAAGCTTGGTACCAATTTGGAAAGCCTGCAGCGGCAATATGCCCTTTCTCAGCAAAAGACGCAATCGACCGCCGAACAATTAGCTGCTGTTAAGCGTCAATTCGGTGAAAATTCCGAGGAAACTGCACGTATGGAAACGGCTCTCAGACGTGCTCAGATCGCCGAGCAACAATTGGCGAACAAAATATCACAGACAACATCTGAACTCAATCAGGCAAAGTCTGCTGAGTCTGAGGCAACTACACAATCAGAGAAACGTCGACAATCCTTATCTGATTTGCAAAGCGAGCAAAACAATCTCAGATCGTCAAGCGAACGCTTAACAAGTGAGTACAATCTTCAAAAGGCTCATATGGGTGACAATGCATCAGCGGCAGATAAGATGGCCGCGGCAGAAACTCACGTTCGTCAACAGGCTGACATCACAAAACAGGTCATTGCCAATTTAGAACGTCAACTGTCTTTGACTGAGCAGGAGTATGGAAAAAACTCAACAGAAGCCAATCAGATGGCAGCAAAGCTTAATGCAGCTAAACAATCTGTAGCAAATATGGATAGTGAGCTTGAAAAAATAAAGTCCAGTGGTGAAAATGCAGCCGATGGCATGGATAGCTTAAGTAAAAAGATTTCTGCAGGCTTATTCATGGCTGCTAGTGAGAAACTGACTGGACTGGGTGACAAACTTATTGATATTGGCAAGCAAGCAATGGAAGGTGCTTCGGAAGTTGCGGATAGCCAAATTGACATTCAAGCTAATTTTGGAATGACGGCAAGAGAAGCTGAAAAAGTACAATCAGTTGTCACGAGAGTTTTTGAACACGGAGTTACTGAGTCTTTGGACTCCGCTTCAAAAGCTGTTCAGGATGTTAAGTCCTATATGGGCGATTTGAATAATTCAGATCTTGAAAAAGTTACAAATAAAGTAATTGGTATCGGTAAGCATACCGATACTGATGTAAATGAAAATGTTCGTGCAGCATCTCAATTGATGAATCATTTTGGAGTAGATGCTGATGAATCGCTAGATATGATTGCTGCAGGCTTTCAAAATGGATTGAACAAATCTGATGACTTTCTAGATACGCTTAATGAATACTCGCCACAGTTTGCTCAAGCAGGGTTCTCTGCGAAGGATATGCTGAACGTCATTCAAACCGGCATGCAATCAGGTGCGTTTAATACGGATAAGGCAGCTGATGCAGTAAAAGAATTTGGTATCAGAATTAAAGATGGAACCATTAAAAAGGCGATAAAAGGTTACTCTTCTGATACTCAAAATCTTTTCAAAAAATATCAAGATGGTAAAGCGACGGCTGCACAAGTTTTCCAATCAATTAATAAAGACATTGCTCATACGACGGATAGTCAAAAAAAATATACTCTTGGCAATACCGCTATGGGCACACAATTTGAAGATCTAGGGGATAAAGCAGTCGCGGCATTTAGCAAGACCGGTCACGCAATGGATGATGTGTCCGGTAAGGCAAATGATTTTAATAAGCAAACCCCAGGGGAAAATTGGCAACAAACATTACGTGAATTACAGGATGCTATGCGGACAATCGGTCAAGATTTAGTGACAGATCTGCAGCCAGTTATTGGCATGATAGAAAAAATGACTGCTGGTTTTGGAAACCTTCCTGGTCCGGTACGTACAATAATTGAAGTCTTTGGTGGAATTATTGCAATAATGACTATTATGGCGCCGGTAATGGTGGCCTTAGGAATAATTATCAGTGCTTTTTCTGTCCAAGCAGGTGTATTGACCTTAACAATCGGTGCCTTAAATATTGCAGTATTACCGCTGATAGCCATTATCGCAGCGGTAATTGTTGCTATTATAGCAATAATATTGATCATCAGGAACTGGGGTACAATTGTTAGTTGGCTAAAAGGGGTATGGGCTACATTTTCAGGGTGGATCGTTGGTCTTTGGCAAGGAATTGTCTCGATTGCGCAAAATGTTTGGGGCAGCATAGCTGCTTTTTTTACAGGTTTATGGCAAGGAATTAGCTCTGTTGCAATGTCTGTTTGGAACAGTATTTCAGGATTCTTTACTGGATTATGGAACGGGATTGTTGCAACTGCTCGATCAATATGGGGTGGAATAGTAACGGTATTTCAATTCATTTGGGCATTGGTTGCTTCCGTTTTCCAAAGTACATGGACTTTGATTTCTTCATTACTAATTGCTGCGTGGAATATTCTTGTGACCTTAACTAGACCTATTTGGCAGCCTATCGCAACATTTTTTAGTGGCCTGTGGAACGGCATTAAAAATGTTGCGGTTTCAGTATGGAATGCAATTTCATCATTTTTGAGAAATGTTTGGAATGGGATTAAAGCATTCGCAACACCTGTATTTTCAGCGATTAGCAGCGTTATTTCGTCAATATGGAATGGAATAAGAAGTGTTACTTCAAGCATTTGGAATGGTATTAAAGGTGTTATTA